TCATGTAATCTTTGCCAGTTCAGCACAAAGCCTCTCAATTTCAGTCTGAATGTATTTCCTGCGACGCTTTGAGAGGACAGGAGCAGGTACGAGGCGCTCAATCAGCGTTGGTTTTCTGATGACGTATGCCAGAACCCTCTCTTTTACATCTTCTTCTGACCAACCCTGCATGACCGGCACAGGACTATACAAAAGGTTTAGCTGTAAGACAGGCGCAACTTCCTCATCCAGAATGGTCAGGATTTCTTCACAGCTTTTGCCGGATGCTTTCAACACCTGCGCCATCCATCGGTAATCGTAATCCTGCAATTCACGCCCGGTAAAAATCTCCGACAGGGCATACCAGACAGGAACCCGGTCGGCGATTTCAGCGTCTGTGAGGTGCATAGGTTTTCCCGGCGCGCAATGTGACTGCTCCTTCATGAATTGGTATACGGTTTTAGGTATACATCCTACCGTATACTTATAATCACCAGCTTTAGCCGAATGCCCAGGACTACAATAGATACAAAAAAGCCCGCAGGGCTTGCGCCGTGCGGGCTCTTAGGACTTCATCGGATGACTCTGGTAATCACCGATGGAGAATTTTGGTGGAGCTGGCGGGAGTTGAACCCGCGTCCGAAATTCCTACATACCATTTTTGCCACAGAGAAAGCAATGATTTATCTTTAAAAACAATGTATTAGTGTTATATGGTGTTTGACCGTTTTATCTGTTTTTAATGCTCTGCCGCCAAAATGTCGCCATCATCAATCGCGTCTCAGCTGGGGTAAGCGAGACATCCTGGCGGGTTGATAAGCTGAAGTGATCAAGAACTGAGAATACTTGAACCAATTCTCTAGAATCCCTTCACCATATATCAAAATTTTATCTTCTATAGGGAAGTACAAGTTTACCACTTCATTTCTGCAAGTATCTAGGAAGGCGTAAGTTATCTCTTCTAAGGATTGCAGCGATTCGTACAGAGTGCCAAAATCATAAAATGGTGAATAAACTTGGTATTTATTATAACTATCATTTATTACAAATGACTTTTTATAATGAAATCCACCTAAACACAATAGCTTACAAGTTTTTTCATAAATAATCATAACTCCTACAAATATTCTCATCTTTGTCGTGCAAAGTTCCTCTGTAGGATGTATTTGATTTTCACTCTCGGATAATTGTTTGAGTCTTGCGTTAATTTCTACCCAGCATTTGTGTAAATCAATAACAAATTGCTCATTAATATCTAATTGTTGAGAATCATCAGGCGTAGATTGTGGGTATGCTTTTCTATATAGTTCTTGTGGATGTTTTATAGAATGTTGGTAGATTGCTTCGGCTTGAGCTTCCTGAACCGGGTAGTAGCTTCCTATTCGTTTTCCTTCGATTTTTTTATATAAATCAAGATGAAATTTCATGTGGTTGTAATATAAATCTACTCTGTTTTTCCTTTCTGCCTCTGAGATCTGTTTTTCTGTTTGTTTGGTTCTGTGCAGGTTGTTTACTATTGAAACTAAAGGTACTGCAGATGCAAGGATGAGTAATGGTAATTTCGAGATGTCTAAAAATCTCTCATAACCGTGACTTGTAAGACTAAAAGAGTGTATTTTATCTATCCAGACAAAAGAACCAAAGTAAAGGCTGGTGAATAAAGGCAGGCCTATTGCAGCCCAGAACAAGGGTTGTTGGAATAAGCTTCTATGATCGAGAACATAAAGTCGATATTTTATAAATAAGAATATACAACCTAATAAAACGGATAGGTACATAAGTGTGCTAATGCTTTTTTCCATTATTAGTGTCCCAACATAGCCAGTGGATTTTTTGTTACAGCATCTTCTAAATGATCTGGCGAAAAATGAGCATAAACCATCGTCATTTTTATATCAGAGTGACCAAGAATATCGCGTAGTACCAATATGTTTCCGCCATTCATCATGAAGTGACTGGCGAATGTATGGCGCAACACGTGTGTGCACTGGCCTTCAGGCAGGTCTATACCGGCTCGTTTTACTGCGCGCTCAAAAGCTTTTCTGCAGGGCGTGAATAGTTTCCCTCTGTTTTTGGGGAGTTCTTCATATAGCTCCTGAGATATCGGTACAGTTCGGTTTTTCTTGCCTTTGGTTTTGGTGTAGGTGATCCGGTATTTTGATAATTGATGGCCCTGCAGGTTTTCGGCTTCACTCCATCTCGCGCCGGTGGCCAGACATATTTTTGCAATCATCAGCAGGCTAGGGCTTTGAGAATCAGCGCAGGCATCAAGCAGGCGTTTGATTTCTTCTGGGGACAGGAACGCCAGTTCCCCCTCTGCGATCTTGAATGTTGGCAGCCCAGCAAGTGGGTTAGGTGCTGACCAGTGGCCCAGCTTTTTTAGGGTACCAAAAACGGATGATAAGTTACGCTGTTCTAGGTTTACCGTGCGGGGCTTTACTGGCGACATTAGCGTGCCGTCTTCGTTACGTATCTCACCTTTTAATCGTGCTTCACGATATTTAGTAAAATCACCGGCGGTTAACTCAGAGGCCACGGGATCGCCCAGGCCATTGCAGATAATTTGTAGTTTCGCCATTAGGCGCTTAGGATCTGCGAGCGTCTGGCCATAAAGGGAATGCCACTGCTCAATCAATTCTGACAAATGCCGCCGATCTTCCTTTTCACCCAGCCACGGCTTTTTGTTCACTTCATCCATGGTGAAATTTTCGAATGCTATAGCCTCGCCCTTCGTCGAAAATTGCTTGCGCACGCGCTTGCCGTCACGCCCGTTCGGGTAACATTCGCACAACCATTTTCCGTTCGGCTGCTTTCTAATCGTCATGGTTAGATGCTCTTAATGACTTTTACTGCGCGGCCAACTACCTCTACATCATCTACAGCGCACTCAAAGGATGCTTCATCCTGATGAACCACAATTTTATTGCCAGGAATACGGGCAATCTTAACGAAGCTTTTAACGCCGTCGATGTCTACCAGCCAATAACCATTGCTGATTTGTTTCACAGACGTATCCACAACGAAACTATCACTAGCTGTTTTTACAAAAAGAGAGTTGGAAGATTCACTATCCAGCAGTCTGCTATCGAGAAGGATTTCATCACACGGCTGCAGCTCGCCGTTCTTCAGCTCAGCATGTTTGATACTGGGAGCAACGATTTTAGAAAGTGGTCTTACAGTGACGGAGGTTTCGTTTTTGAGATTCTTTTCTTCGTTCTCACTCGCATACATATCCCCCTGGCCGGTAGCCAGCCAGAGAAGGGAAATTCCTGTTTCTAGGGCGCATTGAATTACCCACTCAGCGGGAAAGCTATCTCTTAAGTATCTGTTAGCCATAGTACTTTTAGACACTTCCAAATGTTCGCAGAGCTGCTGACGTGAGCTGAAATTGTAGGCCTTAATAAGCCTGTTGATCGCATCACGGCCACCACTGTCATTCCCTGCCTTGATTAAACTCATAATCAAACCTCTTGACGCATATAAAAAGTGATCCTAATATCCGCTCATGGTTTGAAAAGCAAAACCAAACCACATAAAACGAGATGAAACGTAAACAAACTAAGAGATACTGCACTATGAGCACAGATATTTCAATTCGAGTACCAAAAGAGATGGCTACACCTGCAGAGTTCGCGGAATGGGAAGGCATTTCTCGCGGCTCTGTTTATCAAAAAATCCATCATGGCCAACTGGCTAAATACATGGTCAAAAAGGAGAAAAATAAGGGACGCGTATGTCTTCGTTACTTGATGTACAAAACCGATCAGGTTCGTGAGTCCCTTGGTCATTCCAACTTTCGCGTTGTTGTTGGTCAGTAAGTTCAAGTATGAGAACTTTCTAAGAGGCTCACATGTTTGATTATAAGATTTCCAAACATCCACACTTTGATGAGGCCTGCCGCGCTTTCGCACTGCGCCACAACATGGCGAAGTTGGCGGACCGCGCAGGCATGAACGTTCAGACGCTGCGCAACAAACTAAACCCGGAGCAACCGCATCAACTCACGGCGCCGGATATTTGGCTGCTGACGGATATCACTGAGGACTCCACGCTGGTTGATGGGTTCCTGGCTCAAATCCATTGCCTGCCATGTGTGCCGCTGAACGAAGTAGCCAGCGAGAAAATGCCTCATTACGTTTTGAATGCTACAGCAGAGATCGGTCGCGTTGCAGCAAGCGCTGTTTCTGGTGAACACCAGACAACAACGGAACGCCGCCAGGTTATCGAAAGCATCAATTCTGTTACTCGTTTGATGGCACTTACAGCTGTTTCCCTGCACGCGCGCCTACAGTACAACCCAGCAATGGCAAGTGCTGTTGATACAGTGACGGGCCTCAGCGCTTCATTTGGTCTGATCTGAGGTGCTTATGCTGAATAAAGAACCTTCATTCGCTTCGCTGCTGGTAAAGCAAAGCCCGGCAATGCACTACGGTCATGGATGGATTATTGGGGAAACCGGTAAGCGATGGCACCCGTGCCGTGATCAGTCCGAATTATTAAACGGGCTGACATCTAAAACGGCTAAGCCGTCAGCCTTTTTAATTATTCGCATTGTTCGCTTGATTGTTAAAGGAGTGAAACATGTCTCGCAATGAGTTGAGAATTATTCTGGGCGTGATTATCCCAAATATGGCAGAGGGTTTTGAAATTAAAACCCGTGACGGTGCTGTTTTGCGTGTCGATCCTGAATGGGAATGCTGCAAAGAATTTAAAGAAGGTTTGCAGGCTGAAATTATCAACCAAATTAAAAGTAAGCCTGTCCCTGTTTCTGGTTATATCTAAGTAATCAACCCGTTTTTTATGGCGTAAACCCGCCGGGCATTTTTTTGCCCGAATTCTGAGGAAATGAATATGAAAAATACTAAAACCCACTCAACGAAAACAGGCCCAGACGATGCTGGCCTGTTCGCTTTGTTAAATGAAACGCGCATGGATGAGCGCCGTTGCCGTGCTGATGCAATGGCGGCTCGTCTGGATAGTCTGGCCGTGCGCATCGTTTCCCGTCAGTTGAGCCATATCGAGGCTGCCGAACTGCTTCGCGTTGAAGCGGTTCGTATCCAGAACGAAGCGCAGGAGCTGCATTAATGGCTGATTCAATGGACCTCGCTCAGCTGCGCGAACAGGAAGATCGTGAGCGTCATATCAACAATGCCCGCGCCAGAGTGCCGGGCGTTTCCCGTGTTCTCTGTGCGGAGTGTGATGCTCCGATCCCGCCAGCTCGCCGCCGCGCTATTCCCGGCGTGCAGTGCTGTGTGACTTGTCAGGAAATCGCAGAGTTAAAAGGCAAGCACTACAACGGAGGCGTTGTATGAGCACTATCCTGAAATGGGCGGGAAACAAAACCGCCATTATGTCCGAACTGAAAAAGTATCTCCCAGCTGGCCCGCGATTGGTTGAACCTTTCGCGGGTTCCTGCGCTGTGATGATGGCAACAGACTATCCTCATTATCTTGTCGCAGATATCAATCCAGATTTAATTAATCTGTATCGTTCTATTACAGAAGATACAGAAAACTTTATTAATCTTGCTAAGGCGGTTTTTGAAAGTTTTATTGTCGCTGAAAATTATTATCGTGTGCGTGAAGCGTTTAACCACGATCCGCAATTAGACCGACTGCACCGTGCTGTATATTTTCTTTATCTAAACCGCCATTGTTATCGTGGGTTATGCCGCTACAACCTAAGCGGTGTATTCAACGTCCCTTTCGGTAATTATAAAAAGCCGTATTTTCCTGAGAGTGAAATTCGCGCATTTGCTGAGAAAGCGAAGCGAGCCACCTTTGTTTGCGCTAACTACGAAGAAACGTTGTCTTTGTTGCATACGGGCGATGTGATTTATTGCGACCCTCCTTATGACGGGACTTTTAGTAATTACCACACTGCCGGTTTTACAGAGGACGATCAGTATCGCCTGGCGTCTATTCTTGAGCGCCGCGCGTCAGAAGGCCATCCGGTCATAGTTTCAAACAGTGACACCTCACTTACTCGCTCCCTTTATCGGAATTTCACCCATCACCGCCTTACCGCAAACCGCAGTATGGGCGTTGCGGCTGGTGACGGTAAGTCTGCCGTGGAAATCATTGCTACCTCAAAATCGTGTCACTGGCTTGGATTTGATCCTGCAACCGGACCTGACTGCAGCGTGAAGTATGAGGTGCAGGCGTGAGGGCAACGGCGTTTATTCGTGCTTACATTATAGGGTGTCAGAATGTCTGACACCGTTTTCCCCTACGCATGGAACGCCCCGCGCCCTGCAATCGGTGGTTTTAAGCAAGCCGATGCGGCGCCCGGGATCATGTATCTGACGCCGGACGGCAATCGCAAGCGTTTGTCGATTGCCGAACTGGCAGAAACGGATGAAGCACCAGACCGGGGCCGGGCGGTTCGTCGTCGCCTGGCTTCGCTGCCTCATTTTGTCCGTCGTATGTATGCTCAAAAACTTGAACAGGTAGACCGTAAAGGCAAACAAGCGGCTGATGCCTGGCTTATCAATACCTTTGAACGATTCGTTCTGAGTCGCATAGATCAGGTCAATGAGCAATATCTGCCGCAGGGGGTTATGCCTGCGGCTTTGTTGCCTCTGCGTGAACAATTCTGGCGCCTGCTTTGGGCTGGCAAAAGAGAGCTGAAACGACTGGCGCATAACCTTGCTGACCTGTTGGGTAGCGAGTTTAACCGCGAGTTTGATTTCCAGATGGCCCGCACGTCCGATCCCCATTTCTCCACCCTTTCAGGTTATGGCCGCATGGGGTTTCTTGCCAATCACCTCAAAACGTCGGTCCCGTGCTGGACGGCCTACTGCAAAGAAGAACTGGAGGCGGAAGACGCACTGAGAGCAGTGGCCCGCCTGCAGTCTCCGCAGTGGTGGCTTAATCGTCTGCGCCGTATGCATGCTCGCTGGCGTGAGCATCTGATGGTTGCGGCCGGGTATGTTCACAAAAAATCCGCACCGTACTGCAGTGACCCATGTTTGCAGGAATGGACGGCGCAAAAGAAAGCCAACCGCGAATTTCTGAAAGCGATGGAGCTGGAAGATGAGGACACCGGAGAGCGCGTATCGCTGATTGATAAAGTGGCCGGCAGCGTTGCCAACCCAGCCAACCGACGCCGTGAACTGATGGCGCGCATGCGTGGGTTCGAAGATTTAGCGAATGAGGCCGGGCTGGCCGGGGCGTTCTTCACGCTTACCGCTCCATCCAAATACCACTCAATGCAGTACGACGGGCGCCGGAACAACAAATACAGCGGCGCGTCACCGCGTGAAACGCAGAAATATCTTTGCAAAGTATGGGCGCGCACGCGTGCGGCCTGGCTGCGCAATGGTATTCGCGTGTTTGGCTTTCGCGTTGTTGAGCCTCACCACGACGAAACCCCGCACTGGCACCTCCTGCTTTTCATGCGCCCGGAGCATATCGAACCGGCAACAGCAATCTTTCGTAAGCACGCCATGCGTGAGGATGGGAATGAGCCTGGCGCCGCTGAAAACCGCTTCGAAATGAAACCCATCGAGAAAGAGAAGGGCAGCGCAACGGGCTATATCGCCAAATACATTTCAAAAAATATTGATGGCTATCAGCTTGATGACGATCTGGATGATGAAACCGGCAGGCCTCTGAAAGAAATGGCCCGCCGCGTAAGTGCCTGGGCGTCTCGCTGGGCGATCCGTCAGTTCCAGCAAATAGGCAGCGCACCGGTAACTGTTTGGCGTGAATTACGTCGCCTCGGTGATCGTGAGCTGGTCCTGCACCCTGAAATTGAGCCAGTGCGTCAGGCCGCCGACAGCAGCGCGTGGGATTTGTACGTGAGTGCGCAGGGGGGGCCGCTGGTTCCCCGTGATCTCCTGCGCGTGCGCCTCAGCTATGAAGTAACTGAAAACGGCAACCTCTACGGGGATGACGTCTCCAAAATTTCCGGCGTTTATTCCCCGATCCGTGGGCCGGAATCGCTGATTCATACGCGCACTACCAAATACAAAATTGTGCCGAAACGTCAGGCCGACGGCGTTTCCGGTTTTGACCTTGATTTTTCAGGCGGCCCCGCCGCCCCTCGGAGTTCTGTCAATAACTGTACGCGGGAGCCGCGGGAGGTTGAAAAACGCGCCGATCCTGGCGGCACGGTCATGAATGACTGTGCCAGCTGGGCGGATATTGGCTCTTTATCCGGGAAAGAAAAACGGGTGATAGCGCAGCGGCTGAGCGACGCGGCAAGGATAACTAACAAGCGCGTAAAAGTGAGGCCAAAAGCCAGCCCTATGACGGAGCAGGAAAAGCAAATTAGTGAGCTTCTGGTTCTGCGTGGTGTGGATGCCAGTGCCGGAATGGTCCGTTCGTTGATTTCTGGCGCGGTGGTGGCCTTTGGCGATCAGGTGTTAACGGTTGAAGAAGGGCGCCTTACTGTCCGAAACCGTATTGCGGCAGGTGTTCAGCGTCTGCCGTCCCAAATTGTGGAGATTAAACAGCAGGCGGATGACCTTCTGAACCGAATGAAGCGTGCATTTTCAGTGCGGGAATAGCCCATGATCAACATGGTCAGGTCTGACGGTGAGTGAAGTTAATGATTAACCTCAGCAAACAGACTCATCTGATTGATTGATAAAAAATATTTTACAACCCCGAAATCCTCCTATACTGTATATATAAACAGTGGATATGTATACAGTTATTGCATCTATTCTTGGGGATGCTGGCTGGTTTATCCCGTAGTGAGGATAGGAGGGAAAATGCAGGACTATCTTTTGGAGTCGTTGAAACTCCAGCGTATTGATTTCTTTATCAAGCTTGTAGCGGCTAGTGAGTGTAGCGAAGAAGAGAAAAGCCTTGCGATCCAGTGGGTGTCGGAACTGACGGACGAGCTGATGGCGAAAATTCGCAACCATGAATACAGCCAAACGATGGACGTCACCAGTTAAGGGGGTCTCTATGCGCATTGAAATAATGATCGATAAAGAGCAGAAGATTAGCCAGGCAAAACTGGAAGGTCTTGAGTCAGAGCTTTACCGCAATCTGCGCCCTCTTTACCCCAAAACAGTGATCCGCATACGTAAGGGAAGCGCCAATGGTATAGAACTTAGCGGTTTAAAACTGGACGAAGACAAAAAACGAGTGATGGAGATCATGCAGCAGGCCTGGGATGATGATAGCTGGCTGCAATAAGGAACGTTGCTGGCGTAAGAACTTGCTTCTGACGTCAGCAAGGTTTAACAACGAACTGAGTGAGGCGTTAGGCTGTAGTTGTTGGTTCAGCTTTGACACACTATATGTAGCTTTTGGATACGGGGAGATTGAATTATGTTCAGTTTTTCTTGTCGTAGTAGTGAAAATGGGATAAATAAACGATCCCACAAGATGTTCGCTACCCGGCACTGTTCTACACTAAGGTCATAACAATAAGAATGAGTAGCAATGCCACAAGTATGCAGGCACAGCGAGGAGGTCGTATGACTAAGATTTTTGGAAAGCTTGCCACAGCACCAGGGCGTTGGATGCAGAATGTTATCCGCCAGGACATTGAGCAGTCCAACAATAGCAAAATTACTACTGATGCTAATGGGAATGCTGTTCTCAACATGAACAACAAAGAAGTTCGTGATTCCATGCAAGCCAGAATGAAGGAATTGGCAGCTAAACGTTAAGGATGGACGATGGGACCACTTGTCATAATGGTTGTTCTCGTATGCGGGTTTTGGTACACAGAAAATCACTATCAATCCCGCATACGTCACGCCAGAACCAACGGTTGGACCTCTTACTTTTACGTCGCTATGCACGGTTGTAAGTTTGTTGTTCAAGGTTTCGCCGTCATTTTCGCGCTCTACATCATTCTTTGGCTGTTCAGCTTAATTATCTCGTTGCCTCACCTAATTTGGCCGACATACGGCATGAAAGACATTTACTCATGGCTTACAGTCAAAGAGGTCATGAATTACCCATTGTTGTTTGCTTTCTCCATGGGGATGTCATGCTTACTGGCCTATGCCGCAGGTCAGAATGCAAGGAAGTCACTCGAGAAAGAAGAGGTAAGACAAGCCGCATATAGAGAAATGGCTTCAATGGATGGTGTCGAATCTCTTCTTGTACAGGCTATAGATGAAGATATGCTGATCTTCGTTACGCTTAAATCACGAAAGGTATATATCGGTTATGTCGCGGCTCCACGTATTGAACACAGCCATACCCAACATTTGGCGATAATTCCGTACATCAGTGGCTATCGTGATAAAGATACTCTTCGCTACCATGAGCAGCATAGATACTACGAGCTGTACTTGGCGAAAGGCATTACTGCGGATTCAGAGGGATTGAATTTGCAGCATTTCAGGCACGTGATTCCTATGGATCAGGTAGAAGCTGTTTCCCTTTTTGATACTGGGACTTACCTGTCCTTTGATGATTGCTCTGAGCCAGAAGAGACAAAGGATAAGAACGCATAAGAGTGCATGATCATGCTGCATGAAAACGCATGATCGTTTGAGGATCGTTTATGTCTAAGCCCGCCAGTTCTGGCGGGCTTTTGCTTATATCATGCAGGTGCATGAAAACCACTACTTAAAGCGGGCAGGCGTGGCGGGGCTACGAGCGCGCGCAGAAGGTGTTTAGTCAAGAAAGTTGTGATCTACTAACAGCTGTACTCATTCAAATTTTTGTATCGTAATGCTAACATTGCACAATGACACACGAGCCGAAAAAGGATCCGGAATGCAACAGCAAAGGGTTTCTCAGGTATTTGTTCCTGGGGGAATGCCAAAGTTAACTTATGTCGAGCGGACTGAAGGCGAGATCAGGGGAAAGATAGAAAGCTCGAAAGATAATTTATGTAAATTGGTAACTCTTACCGGGCAGACAAAGTCAGGTAAGACGGTTTTGACTCAAATGATATTTCCCTTTACTGATCCAAATGTAATTTGGATCGATGGGGGCAGTATTACGACAGAAAACGATATTTGGGAGCAGGTTTTAGATAGATTAGATATCTACCCAAATGAGGAGATCAATACATCAGAGTCCTCAGCTTTTTCTATATCTGGTAAGGCCCATGCATCAGCAAACGCTCTTATAGCTAAAGGGGGCGGGGAGATAGGTGTTTCACAAAACGATGGTTCTACCAATGGAAGAAAATCGGGAAGAAATATAACACCGAAGAATGCAGCTATAAAGGCTTTAGCCGATAGTCAGGCCAGCCTAATAATTGACGATTTTCACTACCTCGATAGAGCCATGCAGGGTAGTTTTGTTCGAGCAGTTAAGCCACTAGTGTTTCATGGAGTACCGGTTGTACTTATTGCAATTCCGCATAGACGATATGATGCAATCAAAGTTGAGAGAGAAATAACTGGGCGTCTTGAAAATATCATGATGCCGTATTGGTCGATTGATGAATTAAAGCAAATCGCTGATACAGGTTTCCCACTTCTTAATGTTTCTGTTTCACCAGATGTAGTAAATTTGTTAGCCTCTGAGGCACTTGGTAGCCCTCATTTAATGCAGGAATTTTGTAAGAGTCTTTGTATGGCTTATTCTGTCAAAGAAACACTGCCAAATCTGTTGACTATTTCTAAGGTTGATAACTCGTTATTTACGAGTGTTGCTGAATCAACTGGAAAGGTTGTTTTTGATAAGCTGGCTACGGGACCACGTCAACGCTCTGATAGATTGGCACGGTTACTGAAAAATGGCGAACGTGTAGATATTTATAAAGTGGTTCTTTATGCTCTTTCAAATATGAAACCCGGGATGCAGACTATTCAGTATGAAGAACTGCGGAGTGCAATTAGAGAGATAGTTGCCGAAACTCCACCTCAGGCACATGAAGTAACTAGGGTGCTTGAAAAAATGAGTGAAATTGCTTCAAGTGAAGAAGCCGCTACACCAGTCATTGATTGGGAACGGGAAGAGCAGAAATTACACATTACTGATCCATTTTTTGCTTTCTATTTGAAATGGCGTAATTCATAAAAAAAAGAACCGCAGATATGCGGTTCTTTTAAATTATTTACTCAGATAGTTCCAAATCATATTTTGCGAAGCGTATCACCTCTTCGCCCAGCCAGTCATTAAGCTCCTGCAGGCGTTTCTGCAACGGCATTAGTTCGTTACGGACAAAGACGCGGCTTGCCTTTTCCACATCACCAAAGCCGCCGGTATTGTTCGGAATGATGCCCATCATCTGCGGCGGTACACGGTGCGCCGCCATCATGTCGTCCCGGCTGACGTTCTTAATGTTCAGAAATTCATCCTTCGCCGCCACCTCTGACAACGGGATGATCTGAATCCCGTCTTTTTTGCCGTTGGGCGAGTACATGAACAGATTGCGGAAATTGCCCGGGCCCTTGGCGCTTTTCATGGCCTGGCGGATATTGTTCACATCCTCCTGGTTCTGCGCGGCGTCGGTCATGTACATGATAAAGCCAGCATGGCTGCCGTTAATGTAATATTTGCGACGAAACAGCGTTGCGGACTCGTTCAGCAGGGCAGACGGAATGGCTGAGAGGTAGCCGGGTAGCCCGTAAATCTCCTGGTTAATATCAGGTTCAAGAAGATGGAAAATGCTTCCCGGCGTGAATTCGTAGGGCTGCGTGGTGAATGCGTACTGTACAAACCAGTATGTGTCCAGGTCAACGCCGCGGCGGGTATATTTCGCCAGGGCTGGCTCCAGCGAGAGAACACCGCCGAGCCGGTTGGTCCGTTTCTCAAGGTAGGCGTTGCCGAATACCAGGTAGTCCTGAACGAAACGGGAAAAAGCCTGCTGACTGAGCAGGCGGTGCGGGATATAGGTGCTGCTGAGAATGTCACGCTTAACGGCAATCGGTGAGCTGTGATGCACGGCGGCGCGGTAGGTGCGCGCCAGCCCGTCAAAACTCACCGGCGGCTCATACCAGCGGTCCATCTGCACGCACTCCACATAATCCAGCAGTTCCCGGCGGTCCAGTACCGGGATCGGGTCGCCAAAGCTGAATGCCTCTGCAGATACACCGCTGCTCTGTTGAACGCTCTGTTTAGCTGCAACGCGGTTTTTATTCCTCTTGCCCATCAAAAAATCTCCACAATGTTGCTGGTATTGGCGGCTTCGCCCTGCAGCGGTTCGTTAAACAGTGCGTGCATCGTTGCCCAGGCCAGGTCTGCGTGGCTGGCTTCTTCGCTGCGGCTGGCTTCGTAGGTGGGGCGGTTCCCGCTGGCGGTGGTGGCGCGGCGGATTGCCATAAAGGACTGCGCAATGTCGGTGTGCCCGGCGTCAAACTCCAGGCGCCGGTGGCTGATAATGTCGTATGCCTTGAGCACCAGGGCGTTTTTGACGTTGGGGTTGTAGACAAACTCCCGGACCGCCGGGAAGAACGCCTTAACGTTCTCATAGACGCCGTGGCCGACGCCGGTCGAGTCGATGCCGATATAGGTCACATTGTATTGCTGGGTCAGCTTTTTAATAGCGTCAGCCTGGGCGCGGAAGTCCATCCCGCGCCACTGGTGCCGCTCCAGAATGCGGAACTTGCCGCCCGGCACCGTGGGTGGTGCCACCACCACGCATCCGGCGCTGTCGCCGTTCTGCGTACCTTTCGCCGGGTCATAGCCGATCCAGACTTCACGCCAGCCAAACGGGCGCAGCGCCAGCGCCTGAAAATCGGACCAAACTTCCCAGCTGTCCACCATGCACGCCTGCAGCTCGCTCAGCGGGAACACTGACGCCAGATCGTCAATGAATTCACACATCAGCAGGTTCTGGTATTCGTCCGGGCTGTACTCCATGCGCAGCTGGTCCAGGTCGAACAGGTTACAGCCGCCGCGCACCGCATCCTCCACGGTGACGATCTGGCGGTACTGGCCGTCCGGGCAAAGCAGGCCCGGAGCCAGATTGGTGTGGGTCAGGTCAATATCCACCTTGTCCGCTTTGGCGCGGCCCCGGTTGAACAGCGCGCCGGACCAGAACGGATAGGCGCTGTGGGTCAGGCTGGACGGGGTTGAAAAGTAGGTCTGCCGCCACTTTTTGTGAATGGCCATACCGGAGGCCACCTTGCGCAGCTCCTGGAATTTCGGTATCCAGAAATATTCATCCAGGTACAGGTTGCCGTGGTAGCTCTGCGCCGTGCGGGCGTTGGTGCCAGGGAAGTACAGGCACGCGCCGTTGCTGAGGGTCATCGGGTCGCCCTTCAGCTCCACATCCACCTCTTTTGCAAAGTCGATGATGTACTGCTTGAAGACGTGCGCCTGCGCCTTGCTGGCTGAGAGAAAAATCTGGTTGCGGCCGGTGGTGATGGCGTCAATCAGCGCCTCCCGGGCAAAAAAGAAGGTCGCCCCGATCTGGCGCGATTTCAGCAGGTTGCGGATACGGTGGCGGTTGCCTGCCTCGTACCAGTGGCGCTGGTAGGCGAACATCGAGCCGTGGAAAACCTCCTGCAGCTTCTCGATCTGTTCGTCGGTGAAAACGTTCTTTTCGGGCTGGCGGCGCGGGCCTTTGTTGCGGTTGGCAACCTTCGGATTTAAATCTGCCTCGTTGCCGCCATCGTTAAATTTACCGATCCGGGCGTGGCGCTCTGACTGGCGCGCCAGCAGGTCAATTTCCTTGAAGTCTTTCCCTTCTTTCTGCTCCTTCATGATGAGCTGGCAGTAGCGTGCGGCGGTGGTGAGCTGCATCTGATCCAGCGGCCCATACTCGCCCCACTTGTCGCGCTTCTTCCAGCTGTGAACGGTTGCAACTTTCTCGCCCAGCATTTCTGCAATGCGGGCTACGCGGTATCCCTGAAAGTACAGCAGCATGGCCTGCCGACGGGGATCGAGGTCTGCGGGGGTCATTGTCGTGTTCATGGCCCAAACATACGGCCTTGCCCGGCGGCTTTCCCCGGCTGCGGTTTGTGTGGCGGACCGTACAAGCGCCGCGCGTTGTTTCACTCCCCCCATCACCGCAAACATAAGGCTCCAGTAAGTTTTTTCTAACGGAGCACGGCTCATGACAGTGAAAGCAAAGCGTTTCCGCATCGGGGTGGAAGGTGCCACCACCGACGGACGCGAAATCCAGCGCGAATGGCTGGAGCAGATGGCGGCCAGCTACAACCCGGAGGTCTACACCGCGCTGATTAACCTTGAGCACATCAAGTCTTATCTGCCGGAAAGCACCTTCAACCGCTACGGCAGGGTGACGGCGCTGGTTGCTGAAGAAATTCAGGACGGACCGCTGAAGGGCAAAATGGCGCTGTATGCCGACGTGGAACCGACCAGCGCACTGGTTGAACTGGTCAAGAAAGGCCAGAAGATTTTCACCTCCATGGAAGTCAGCCCGAAGTTTGCCGACACCGGCAAAGCCTACCTTGTTGGGCTGGCCGCCACTGACGATCCGGCGAGCCTGGGCACTGAGATGCTGACCTTCAGCGCCAGCGCCGCGCACAATCCGCTGGCAAACCGCAAGCAGAATCCGGAAAACCTGTTTACCGCCGCCGAAGAAACGCTGATCGAACTGGAAGAAACCCAGGACGAAAAGCCGTCCCTCTTTGCCCGCGTCACCGCCCTGTTCACCAAAAAAGAGCAGACCGATGATGCGCGTTTCTCAGACGTGCACAAAGCCGTTGAGCTGGTCGCCACCGAGCAGCAGAACCTGAGCGAGCGCACTGATAAATCCCTGTCCGACCAGGACGCGCGCATTTCTGAGCTGGAGTCCTCGCTGCAGGAGCAGCAGGCCGCTTTTGCCGAGCTTCAGCAGCAGCTGAGCCGTGAAGACAGCCGTAAAGATTACCGCCAGCGCGCGCCGGGCGGTGACGCACCGGCAGGCACCCTGACCAATTGCTGATGGAGCATAAAACCCGATGAAAAAGAATACCCGCTTTGCCTTTAACGCCTACCTGCAGCAGCTGGCACGCCTGAACAACGTGGAAGTAGAAGAACTTTCCAGCAAGTTCACCGTGGACCCGTCCGTGCAGCAGACGCTGGAAGACCAGATCCAGCAGTCCGCCGCTTTTCTGACGCTGATTAACATCACGCCGGTTGCGGAACAGTCCGGCCAGCTGCTTGGCCTGGGCGTTGGCTCCACCATTGCCGGAACCACCGACACCAACACCAAAGAGCGCGAACCTACCGATCCGATGCTGATGGAGGACGTGGAATATAAATGCGAACAGACCAACTTTGACACGGTGCTGACCTACGCAAAGCTGGACCTGTGGGCGAAATTCCAGGACTTCCAGGTGCGTATCCGTAACGCCATCGTCAAGCGCCAGGCGCTGGACCGCATCATGATTGGCTTTAACGGTGTGAAGCGCGCCAAAACCTCGAACCGCGCTGAAAACCCGCTGCTGCAGGACGTGAATAAGGGCTGGTTGCAGAAAATCCGCGAAGACGCGCCGGACCACGTTATGGGCAGCACCACCCAGGACGGCACCACCACGGCAGGCGCGGTGAAGGTGGGCAAGGGCGGCGACTATGCCAACCTGGACGCCGTGGTGATGGATGCGGTTAACGAGCTGATCGACGTGGTTTACCAGGATGATGACGAGCTGGTTGTTATCTGCGGCCGCGAGCTGCTGTCTGACAAGTATTTCCCGCTGGTTAACAAAGAGCAGGAAAACAGCGAGAAAATCGCCGCCGATCTGATTATCAGCCAGAAACGCATGGGCGGCCTGCAGGCGGTGCGTGCGCCGTTCTTCCCGGCCAATGCCCTGCTGATCACCCGTCTGGATAACCTGTCCATCTACTGGCAGGAGGACACCCGCCGCCGTTCTGTTATCGACAACCCGAAACGTGACCGGATTGAAAACTTCGAATCCGTCAACGAAGCGTACGTGATTGAAGACTACCGCTGCGCGGCCCTGGTCGAAAATATCGAAATCGGTGATTTCAGCGCGCCAGCTGCACCGGAAGGTGGGGAGTAACGCATGAGCCTGAGTCCCGCACGGCAGCACCGCCTGCGCATTCAGGCCGAACAGGCCGCCCGGGAGGGCGGCAGTGTTCGCCATGCTTCCGGCTATGACCTGATGCTGCTGCAGCTGGCAGAAGACCGCCGCCGCCTTAAGGGTATCCAGTCCACCGTGAAAAAGGCGGCAATCAAGGTGGAGCTTCTGCCGAAGTATGCCGCCTGGGCGGAGGGCGTGCTGGCTGCCGGAGGTGCGCAGCAGGATGACGTGCTGATGTACGTGATGCTGTGGCGTATCGATGCCGGTGATTATGCCGGTGCGCTGGAAATCGGGCGCCATGCGCTGCGCCATGGCTGGGTGATGCCGCTGGGCAACCGCAACGTGCAGACCGTTCTGGCCGAAGAAATGGCGGACGCCGCACAAAGCGCCCTGCTGGCCGCCGCCGGTTTTGATGCCGATCTGCTCCTGCAGACGCTGGAACTGACTACCGATCTGGATATGCCGGACCAGTCCCGGGCACGCCTGCACAAAGCCATCGGCGCGGTACTGACCGAAAGCAACCCGGCTTCTGCCCTTAATCATCTTACCCATGCGCTGCAGCTCGATCCCCGCTGCGGCGTGAAAAAAGAAAAGCAGCAGCTGGAGCGCAGATTGCGCAGTGACAGCCGCTAACGAACGTGCCCCGCGCACGGGCGGCACGGGGTGGCGAAAGGCATTGCCACATCAAAACCCCGTCCACCGCCCACTATTTCAGGAGAAAGCCGCATGCAGTTTATTGCGCCAGAACAGGCACCGGAACAGGCGGACGTTATCAAAAATACGCCGTTCTGGCCTGATGTGGACCTGTCGGAATTTCGCAGCGTGATGCGCACTGACGGCACGGTGACGCAGCCCCGTCTGAGGCAGGTTGCGCTGACAGCCATTTCCGAAGTTAACGCCGAGCTGTACGACTTCCGCAACCGCCAGCAGATGCTGGGCTACCGGGATCTGGCTGACGTACCGGCGGAAATGCTGGACGGCAAAAGTGAGCGCATCCAGCACTACCTAAACGCCGTGTATTGCTGGGCGCGCGCCGTGCTCAATGAGCGTTACCAGGATTATGACGCCACGGCGTCCGGGGTAAAGCGAGGGGAGGAGCTGGCGGAGGCCAGCGGCGATCTGTGGCGTGATGCCCGCTGGGCTATCAGCCGGGTGCAGGATGCACCGCACTGCACGGTGGAGCTTATCTGATGAAAGTGCGTGCGCACCAGTATGACACGGTGGACGCGCTTTGCTGGCGTCATTACGGGCGCACGCAGGGTGTCACCGAGCAGGTTCTGCAGGCAAATCCGGGGCTGGCTGAGTATGGCCCTTTTTTACCGCACGGACTGCAGGTGGAGCTGCCGGATATTCCGGCGACAACCACGGCGCAGACCGTCCAGCTATGGGACTGAATTATGACGCTTGAACGAATCAGCGCCTTTATCACGTACTGCATCGCTGTCGTACTGGCATGGCTGGGCGATCTGTCGCTTAAGGATGCTTCAACGGTTGGCGGCGTGCTGATCGGTGTGCTGATGCTGGCTATCAACTGGTACTACAAGCACAAAACCTACCAGCTGCTGCGCGACGGGCAAATCACGCGGGGGGAATATGAATCCTTCAATCGTTAAGCGCTGCCTTGTCGGGGTGGTACTGGCTATCGCCGCCACGCTGCCCGGTTTCCAGTCGCTCAACACCTCCGTCGAGGGGCTGAAGCTGTTAGCCGATTTTGAGGGGTGTCGCCTGCAGCCTTATCAGTGCAGCGCGGGTGTCTGGACTAACGGGATCGGCAACACGTCCGGCGTGGTGCCCGGTAAAACCATCACGGAACGGCAGGCGGCGCAGGGGTTAATCAGCAATGTGTTGCTGACGGAAAAAAGGCTGGATGCCTGCCTGAAGGTCAGGCCCCCGCAGCATGTTTACGATGCGCTGGTAAGCATCGGCTTCAACGTGGGCACCGGCGCAATGTGCCGATCCACCATGGTGTCCTACATCAACCGCCAGCAGTGGTGGCAGGCATGCAACGAGCTGCCGCGCTGGGTTTACGTCAACGGTAAGAAAAATAAAGGGCTGGAGAACCGCCGCGCGCGGGAGCTGGCCTGGTGCTTAAAAGGAACGTAACGCAATGAAAAAGAAAATCATGAACGTGTTTTTTCAGATCGCATGGGTGGTGCTGTTGATGGCCGCGCTGTTTTATCCACGCAGCAGCGCCCCGGTCCTGGTTGCTGCCGCTGTCTGGGTTATGAGCCTTTTAACCTGGGCGCTGACCTTATGCGGCGTGCTTGGCGCAATTGCCGGAGGTACAGCAAAACAATCCCTCAACGAGTCGCTCAGGAAATTCTTTACCGCGCCGGATAAGCCGTTGCTCAGCTGGCTGATGAAAATCCTGATTGTTGTCTGCCTGGCGTGGTCCGGCTGGGTGATCACCCTGGTGTTTTATTTACTGACGCTGTTGGTTTACCGGGTTGCCCGTTCTCAGCTGTCAGAGACGGCAGCAGCCTGATGCGGGCGCTGGCGGTAGTGCTGGCGCTGACGCTCGCGGCGCTGGGCTGGCAGTCGTGGCGGCTTAACAATGCCAGCCACACCATCGAGACGCAGGGCGCGGTGCTGAAAAGCAAAGCGCAGGAACTGACGAAGAAAAACAGCCAGCTGATCGGCCTGTCCATTCTGACTGAAACCAACAGCCGGGAGCAGATGCGGCTTTATGCGGCGGCGGAGCAGACCTCCGCGCTGCTGCGCAACCGTCAGCACCGGATAGAGGAACTGAAACGTGAAAATGAGGATTTGCGCCGCTGGGCTGACACTCCTTTGCCTGCTGACATTATCCGGCTGCGGGAGCGTCCGGCCCTCGCCGGAGGTGCAGCTTACCGTGAGTGGCTGTCCCAGAGTGACGCAGTGCCGCCTAGAAAGGTCAGCGTCCAGCAGTAACGGCGATCTGAATGCGGTGCTGGATGAAACGGAGGCCGCCTGGGCGGCGTGTGCTGACAAAGTGGACACGATAATTGCGTGTCAGGAGCGAGACAGTGAACAAGCCGCAGTCTTTACGCAGCGCCCTGAATAAGGCGGTGCCGTATGTCCGCAGTAACCCGGACAAACTGCACCTGTTTGTGGATAACGGCTCACTGGTGGCAACCGGGGCCAGCTCCATGTCATGGGAGTACCGCTACACCCTGAACGTGGTGATCGAGGATTTCAGCGGGGACCAGAATCTGCTGATGGCTCCCGTTCTGCTCTGGCTCACCGACAATCAGCCGGATGCGATTAATAACCCTGAGCTGCGCGAAAAGCTGTTTACCTTTGACGTGGATATTCTGCGCAATGATGTGTGCGATATCAGCCTGAACCTGCAGCTGACGGAGCGCGTGCTGGTCAGCACTGACGGGGGCGTATCGAGTGTTGAAGCGGTGCCGGAACCGGACGTGCCGGAAGAAATGTGGACGGTGAAACGTGGATGACCTGCAGAGGGTGGATGACTGGCTGGCGGCCCTGCTGGCGAATCTGGAACCGGCAGCCCGCAACCGTATGATGCGACAACTGGCGCAGGAGCTGCGCCGGTCGCAACAGCAAAACATCAGGCTGCAGCGCAATCCAGACGGCACCGCTTTTGAGCCGCGCCGGGTAACGGCCAGAAGTAAAAAGGGGCGCATAAAGCGCCAGATGTTCGCCAAATTGCGCACCACTAAATACCTGAAAACCGCCGCCACTGCGGACTCTGCCAGTGTGCAGTTTGATAGGAAAGTCCAGCGCATCGCCCGTGTTCACCATTATGGGCTGCGTGATCGAGTCAGGCGCAATGGCCCGGAGGCCCGGTACGCAGAGCGCCGACTGCTGGGTGTTAACAATGACGTGGGAGTTCTGACCCGTGATTTATTGCTGCGCTGGTTATCACACTGATTGTTGTTGCATCGGTGGATTCATCTTATGTGGCCTAAGGCTTATAAATGGTTCATGATCTATCCAAGAGTCCCAATTTATTGATTCATCATCAAAATTTATGTATTTCATTAGAACCAAAGGGAGAAGTAATTTTAGGTTCGATGAATAATCCTTTAAGTAAATAATGCTTTCAGGCTTGCTGTCTTGAGTAAAAGCTATGTATTCGCCATTGTGAAATAGAGAGTTACGCAGTTTACAGTAATGCATCATATTTCTTTGCTTTACAGGGTTTCCATCTTTAGAAACATCAAAGCCATATTCTTTCAATGCTGATGATAATATTTGAGGAGACCTTCCTGGTTTGAAGTCTTTTTGAATGTATCGGCATAACGATTCTAATGCTGAAAAGTTTAGGAAGTAATCAACATCAACATAGCTCATGCTTTCTCGAAACGAAACCATGGATTTATAGAAAGCAGTTCTGAAGGGGTTCTGATCCGATTTAACATTTTCCGCTAGTTTCGTCATGGCAAGAGCAATAAAGATTGCACGACTTTGTGGGAAGAAGTAATCCTCAAGGATTATTTTTCCAGGGCCTTTTTTTCGCTGAGCATTCAGCTTTCGGGGAAGTGTAGAGCCAAAATTGGTAGGGCTTTCATTTTCCTCAAGTGAACCGCCAATTATTACGTTTTTTTGTTCTATGAAGCTGAGTACTGCGGTTAAATCAAAAAGGGTTTGGGAAATTTCTGCGTAATATTTAGGTGAAGGAGTAAAGAAGCCGGTTAAGATATAATTGGTTCCATCGCACTTGTTTTCATTCAACTCTTTAGCAGAGGTGAAAATTGGTGTTAATACGCCACCATCAAAAGTGACTTCTTTCGTAAAATTATAACCATAGATAGCAATTGGTGTCATCTTTAACCCTTTCTCAGTTCCTAGCCATTGTATGGTTGGCCATACATATCAGGTTCTATGCCTCAGATTAAATGTTTATGCAAATATCGTCGACATGAACGCACAACTTACCGAAATCATGCGCCTTATCACCAACCTGATCCGCACCGGCACCGTGACCGAAGTGGACCGGGAAAACTGGCTGTGCCGGGTAAAGATTGGCGAGCTTGAAACCAACTGGATTAACTGGCTTACGCTGCGGGCCGGAGGCAGCCGCACCTGGTGGTGTCCGTCGCCGGATGAACAGGTGGTGGTGCTGAGCATGGGCGGGAACCTTGAAACCGCCTTTGCGCTGCCTGCCATTTACTCCAATCAGTTTGCGCCGCCGTCGGATTCCGTGGACGGCTGCGTGACGGAATACCCGGACGGGGGCTGGTTTGAGTACGAGCCCGCCACCGGACGCTGGCACGTAAAAGGTATTAAATCCATGGTGATCGAGGCGGCTGACAATATCACCCTGAAAACCAGTGAGTTTGTGGTGGAGGCTGATAATACCCGCATTAACAGCGAAGTCGTGATTAACGGCGGCGTCACCCAGGGCGGCGGCGCTATGAGTTCTAACGGGATCGTGGTGGATAAACACGGTCACACCGGCGTTAAGTCCGGCGGCGATACGTCAGGGGGCCCGGTATGACGCTGTATACCGGCATGAGCCAGGGCAACGGCAGGGCTATTACCGACACGGACCACCTGCGCCAGTCTGTCCGGGACATTCTGCTGACCCCGCAGGGAAGCCGCATTGCCCGGCGGGAATACGGTTCCCTTCTGTCTGAATTGATAGACCAGCCACAAAACCCGGCGCTGCGCCTGCAGGTCATGTCTGCGGTCTATGTGGCCCTGAGCCGCTGGGAGCCACGGCTTACGCTGGATTCCATCACCATCAGCAGCAGCTTTGATGGCTCCATGGTGGTTGAGCTAACCGGGAAGCGCAATAACGGCGCACCTGTTTCCCTTTCGGTATCAACAGGAGCAGACAATGGCAGTAATTGACCTTTCCCAGCTCCCCGCGCCGCAAATCGTTAAGGTGCCGGACTTTGAATCATTGCTGGCTGAACGTAAGGCCGCGTTTGTGGCCCTGTATCCGGCAGATGAACAGGACGCGGTGCGGCGCACGCTTGAGCTGGAATCTGAACCCGTCACCAAACTGCTGCAGGAAAACACCTACCGCGAGATTTTGTTACTGCAGCGTGTCAATGAGGCCGCGCAGGCGGTCATGGTGGCGTATGCCATAGGGGGCGATCTCGATCAGATGGCGGCCAACTATAACGTGAAGCGCCTGACGGTAACGCCTGCCGACAACGACGCGGTGCCGCCGGTCGCAGCGGTGATGGAAAGTGACGAGGCGCTGCGCCTGCGTGTTCCTGCTGCATTTGAGGGGCTGTCCGTTGCGGGCCCGACGGCGGCCTATGAGTTTCACGCTAAAAGCGCGGACGGGCGCGTGGCGGATGCCAGCGCAACCAGCCCGGCCCCGGCGGAGGTGGTGCTGACCGTACTGAGCCGGGAGGGTGACGGCACTGCGGAAGCCGATCTGCTGGCTGTCGTGGAGCAGGCGCTTAACAGTGAGAACGTGCGGCCGGTGGCGGACCGCCTGACGGTGCGTAGCGCCGAAATTATCCCGTACCGCGTTGATGCAACGATTTTCCTTTATCCCGGCCCGGAAGCTGAGCCGGTGATGGCAGAGGCTAAAGCCAGCCTGCAGAAGTACATCGCCAGCCAGACGCGGCTGGGACGTGATATCCGGCGCAGCGCCATTTATGCCGCGCTGCACGTTGAGGGCGTCCAGCGCGTGGAGCTGGCCTCCCCGCTGGATGATGTGGTGCTGGATAAGACGCAGGCCGCGTCCTGCACGGAATGGAGCGTAACTAACGGGGGCACGGATGAATAGCCTGCTACCGCCCGGTTCGTCACCGCTTGAGCGGCGCCTGGCGCAGACCTGCAGCGGGATATCCGATCTGCAGGTGCCGCTGCGTGATTTATGGAATCCGGCGACGTGCCCCGTTGCTTTTCTCCCGTATCTGGCCTGGGCTTTTTCCGTTGACCGCTGGGACGAAAGCTGGACCGAAAGCGTGAAGCGCCGGGTGGTGCAGGACGCTTTCTATATCCATCAGCACAAAGGAACAACCAGCGCCGTGCGGCGCGTCGTGGAGCCGTTCGGCTTCCTGATCCGCATCATTGAGTGGTGGCAGACTGGTGAAACCCCGGGCACGTTTCGCCTGGATATTGGCGTGCAGGACCAGGGCATTACGGAAGAAACCTATCTGGAGCTGGAGCGGCTGATTAGTGATGCCAAACCGTGCAGCCGTCACCTGGTGGGCATGTCCATAAACCTGCAGACCAGCGGCGATCTGTGGGTAGGGGCTGCCACCTATACCGGCGAAGAAATCACGATTTATCCGTACATCAACGAAACCATTATTTCCGGCGGCACCGCTTACGAGGGCGCCGCGGTCCATGTTATTGACACTGTGAGAGTGAACCCATGAGCGCAAAATTTTATACCCTGCTGACGGAGATCGGCGCGGCGAAACTGGCAAGCGCCGCCGCGCTCGGTGTCCCGCTTAAAATTACTAAGATGGCGGTGGGCGATGGCGGCGGGGTGCTGCCGACCCCGGACGCAAAGCAGACGGCCCTGGTTAACGAAAAACGCCGGGCTGACCTCAACATGCTGTATATCGATCCGCAGAACAGCAGCCAGATTATTGCTGAGCAGGTTATCCCGGAAACGGAGGGCGGTTGGTGGATTCGTGAGGTCGGGCTGTTTGACGATACCGGCGCGCTGATTGCGATCGGTAACTGCCCGGAGAGTTATAAACCGCAGCTCGCAGAGGGAAGCGGCCGCACGCAGACGGTGCGCATGGTACTGATTACCAGCAGTACCGAAAACATTACCCTGAAAATTGACCCTGCAGTGGTGCTGGCAACCCGCAAATACGTGGATGACAAGGTGCTGGAGCTTAAGGTGTATGTGGATGACCTGATGGCAAAACACCTTGCCGCAGCGGACCCCCACACTCAGTACGCGCCCAAAGAGAGCCCGACGTTAACCGGCACGCCGAAAACGCCAACGGCACCGACGGGGAATAATTCCACGCAGATTGCCAACACGGCATTTGTGCAGGCGATTGCGACGGCATTAAACAATGCGCTGGCGCTTAAGGCCCCGCTGGCAAGTCCAGGCCTGACCGGAACGCCGACGGCACCGACAGCTGCGCAGACTGCCAATAACACCCAGATTGCTACCACTGCATTTGTAAAAGCAGCGCTTGCCGGGCTGGTTGGTTCATCGCCCGCGGCTCTCGATACACTCAATGAACTGGCTGCTGCGCTTGGCAACGATCCGAATTTCGCCACCACCATGACAAATGCCCTTGCAGGTAAGCAGCCCCTTGATAGCACCCTGACCACTTTGTCAGGAAAAACGGCTGACGGGATTAGCGAATACCTGGGTTTAAAGGATGCTGGGAAAAGGGATGTGGGCACAGGAGCAAACCAGATCCCGGATATGGCATCTTTTACGCGGACAATCATTGATGGCAAAACGCAGGTCTTCACGTTCCCCAATGGGATGATGTTACAAACAGGTTCATTTACGGCACCAGAATACACGGGAACATTGACATTTCCTGTCCCGTTCCCCAACCGGATTCTGGCAATCGCTGGGATGAACTTTAACAGTACTCTGGGAACACCATCAGTAATTGCGTCTTATTCGATGTTTTTTACCGATAGCGGTAATACCAAAATTACGGTTAGTTCAACCTTGCCGAGCAAGGCGCTCTCGTATATTGCTATAGGAGTATAAAATGGATGAATTCTTTTTCTCTAAGTCAAAAGCATCTTTTTATATTGGCTCTACTTTAAAACTTTATAAGGATGCAGGCACCCTTCCAGATGACCTGATTAAGGTCACACCGGAAATTGCCAGCGAATTTATGGCTAACGCACCACAGGGAAAAATAATTGCTGCTGATGCGCAAGGGCTTCCGGTATGGGTGGATGCGCCCCAGCTTACACCTGATGAGATTCAGGCCGAAGCCACGTCTAAAAAAGCGCACATGAGGACTGTAGCAGATGCGGAGATTGCGTGGCGGCAGGATGCCGTCGATGCTGGTATCGCGACCAAAGAAGAATCCGCCGTGCTAGCGGAATGGAAAAAATACCGGGTATTACTGATGCGGGTTGATACAGCGGCCCCGGATATTAACTGGCCCGCCCCTCCAGAATATTAATGCTGTCCCCGCGCCTGCGGGGATTTTTTTACACCTTTCATTGTGTCATTCCCCATACATAGCCGACCGCGTGCATCGCGCGCTTATCAACCAGAACATAAGCAGACCCCCTGTAACCGGAGAGACTGCCTTATGGCTCAGGATTACCATCACGGGGTGCGCGTTGTTGAAGTCAACGACGGCACCCGCTCCATTTCCACGGTGAGCACTGCTATCGTGGGCATGGTCTGCACCGGCGATGATGCCGATGCGTCCATGTTTCCCCTCAATAAGCCTGTCCTGCTGACTGATGTACTGACCGCCAGCGGCAAGGCGGGCGATTCCGGCACGCTGGCCCGCTCGCTGGATGCGATTGCCGACCAGGCAAAACCTGTGACCGTTGTCGTGCGCGTGGCGCAGGGCGAAACCGAAGCGGAAACCACCTCCAACATTATCGGCGGCGTTACCGCTGACGGTAAAAAAACGGGTATGAAAGCGCTGCTTTCGGCGCAGTCGCAGCTGGGCGTCAAGCCGCGCATTCTCGGTGTGCCGGGGCACGACACGCAGGCGGTTGCCACTGAACTGCTGAGCGTAGCGCAGAGTCTGCGCGGGTTTGCCTACCTGTCAGCCTACGGCTGCAAAACGGTGGAAGAAGCGATTGCCTACCGTGACAACTTCAGCCAGCGCGAGGGGATGCTGATCTGGCCTGACTTCATCAACTTTGACACCGTGCTGAATGCAGATGCGACGGCTTACGCCTCCGCCCGCGCACTTGGTCTACGCGCCAAAATTGACGAACAGACCGGATGGCACAAAACCCTGTCCAACGTGGGCGTGAACGGCGTCACCGGCCTTTCTGCAGATGTGTTCTGGGATCTGCAGGACCCGGCAACCGATGCGGGACTGCTCAACCAGAACGACCTCACCACGCTTATCCGCAAAGATGGCTTCCGCTTCTGGGGTTCCCGTTGCCTCAGTGACGATCCGCTGTTTGCCTTTGAGAACTACACCCGCACGGCGCAGGTGCTGGCTGACACCATCGCAGAAGCGCACATGTGGGCGGTGGATGGCGTGCTTAACCCGTCGCTGGCCCGTGACATTATCGAAGGCATCCGCGCCAAACTGCGCAGCCTGAAAACGCAGGGCTACATCATCGGCGCAGACTGCTGGCTGGATGAGTCGGTGAACGATAAAGACTCTCTAAAAGCCGGGAAGCTCACTATCGACTACGACTACACGCCGGTGCCGCCGCTTGAAAACCTGATGCTGCGCCAGCGCATCACCGATCAGTACCTGCTGGATTTCTCCAGCCAGGTCAGCGCGTAAGGGGACACCATGGCTTTACCACGCAAGTTAAAACACCTGAACCTGTTCAACGACGGGAATAACTGGCAGGGGATCGTTGAGTCTCTGACCCTGCCGAAATTTACCCGCAAGTTTGAGAAGTATCGCGGCGGCGGTATGCCGGGCGCGGTGGACGTGGACATGGGGCTGGATGACGGCGCACTGGACACGGAATTTTCAATCGGCGGCACTGAACTGCTGTTATTCAAGCAGATGGGCAAGGCAACCGTTGACGGCATCCAGCTGCGTTTCACCGGTTCCATTCAGCGCGACGATACCGGCGAAGTGCAGGCCGTTGAGCTGGTTGTGCGCGGACGCCACAAGGAACTGAATTCCGGCGAGTGGAAGACCGGCGAAAGCAACACCACCAAAGTAAGCAGCACCAACAGCTACGCGAAGCTGACCATCAACGGCGAAGTGCTCTATGAGGTGGATCTGGTCAACATGATTGAAATCGTTGGCGGCACGGACCTGATGGAAGCGCACCGTAACGCCCTGGGCCTCTGATTAACCTTAACGGCGCGGGCTTCCGCGCCAGTAACCTCTTAACAGGAAAAGAACATGAGCGATAACCTGACTGAAAAGACCGTACAGCTGGACACCCCCATCAAGCGCGGTAAAACCGAAATCACAGAGATTGTGCTGCGCAAACCACAATCCGGCGCGCTGCGTGGCACCCGCCTGCAGGCCATTATGGATATGGACGTGGGCGCAATGATGACCGTCATTCCGCGTATCTCCACGCCGACCCTGACGGCGCAGGAAATGGCAGAGCTGGACCCTGCCGATCTCACCGCGCTGTCCGTTGAGGTGGTGACTTTTTTGTTGAAGAAGTCGGTGCTTGCCGGTTTACCGACAGCCTGACGGTTGACGATCTGGTGGCAGATATCGCCACCATTTTTCACTGGCCGCCGTCCGTCACTGACGTTATGCCGCTGACCGAAGTGCTGGAGTGGCGGCATAAAGCGATTCAGAGAAGCGGGGCCAGCGATGAGTGACACTAACCTGCGCCTGCAGGTGATTCTAAATGCGGTTGATAAGCTCACCCGCCCATTCCGTTCTGCGCAGGCCAGCTCAAAAGAGCTGGCTACCGCCATTCAACAGAGTCGCGCCAGGCTGAAAGAGTTAGACGCTCAGGCGGGCAAAATTGATGGCTTTCGTAAATCCAGCGCGCAGCTGGCAATCACCGGTAATAACCTCAAAGCCGCGCGCGAAGAAGCGGCCAGACTCGCCACGCAGTTTACCAGCACAAACCGGCCGACAGCGGCGCAGGCCCGTCTGCTTGAGCAGGCGAAAAACCGCGTTTCGGAACTGCAGACCAAATACAACGGCCTGCGGCAGTCTGTCCAGAAGCAACGCCTTGCGCTGAATGAGGCCGGACTTGATACCCGTAAGCTCAGCGGCGCCCAGCGTGAGCTGCGCCAGAACGCCGACGAAACCCGGCAGGCGCTGGACCGTCAGCAGAAATCCCTGAAACGGCTCGGTGAGCAGCAGGCCAGGGTTAACGCCGTCAGGGAGCGGTATTCACGCAGTCTGGAGGTACGGGATCGCATCGCCGGGGCCGGGGCCACAACCTCAGCGGCAGGGCTGGCTATGGGCGCGCCGGTCGTGGCGGCGGTGAGAAGCTATGCCAGCATGGAAGACGCTATGAAAGGCGTGGCAAAGCAGGTCAACGGTCTGCGGGATGATAACGGCAACCGTACGAAGCAGTTTTATGACATGCAGGCCGCCATCAAGGCCGCCAGTGAACAGCTCCCTATGGAGAATGGCGCTATCGACTATGCCGCCCTGGTAGAAGGTGGCGCGCGCATGGGCGTGACCAATCAGGACGATCCCTACGAAGACCAGAAGCGTGACCTGCTCGCCTTTGCCAGTACGGCGGCGAAAGCGGCCACAGCGTTTGAACTGCCCGCCGATGAACTGGCTGAGGGGCTGGGTAAAATCGCGAGCCTCTACAAGGTGCCGACCCGCAATATTGAGCAGCTGGGGGATGCGCTGAACTACCTGGACGATAACGCCATGTCTAAGGGCGCGGACATTATTGACGTGCTGCAGCGTATGGGTGGCGTGGCTGACCGCCTGGACTTCCGTAAGGCGGCGGCGCTTGGCTCCACATTCCTGTCATTAGGTGCAGCCCCGGAAGTGGCGGCCAGTGCGGCAAACGCCATGGTGCGTGAACTGTCCATTGCCACCATGCAAAGCGACCGCTTTATGGATGGCATGGACATGCTCAAGCTCAAGCCCGAAGTGCTTGAAAAGCAGATGGCAAAGGATGCCATGGGCACCATTCTGCGGGTGATGGAAAAAGTTAAAAAGCTGCCGCAGGACAAGCGCCTGTCCGCCATGACGATGCTGTTTGGCAAAGAGTATGGCGATGACGCTGCAAAGCTGGCTAACAACCTGCCGGAACTGCGCCGCCAGCTGCAGCTCACAGCCGGAAATAGTGCAAACGGCTCAATGCAGAAAGAGTCCGACATTAACAAGGATTCGCTTTCTGCGCAGTGGATGCTGGTAAAAGCGGGTGCGCAGAACGCCTTCAGCAGCCTGGGCGAAACGCTGCGCCAGCCGCTGATGGACATCATGGATTACGTCAAAAGCGTAACGGGTGGGCTGCGGCGCTGGATAGAAACCAACCCGGAGCTGGCAGGCACGCTGATGAAAGTTGCCGCCGCCACCGCCGCAATCACGCTGGCGCTGGGCACGCTGGCCGTTGCGGTGGCAGCGGTGCTGGGGCCGATTGCCGTGATCCGGTTTGGTTTGACCATGCTGGGCGTAAAAACGCTTCCGTCCGTGTTCACCGCAGTTACGCGCACCGGCAGCGCGCTATCCTGGCTGGCAAATGCACCGCTTTCCGTGCTACGTCGCGGGATGGCTTCAGCTGGCGGTGGCGCAAGTCTGCTGACTGCTCCGCTGAATGCGCTGCGGCGCTCGGCCGGGGTGGCGGGCAATGCGCTGAAGACCTTAGCCGGTGCCCCGCTTAATCTGTTACGCGCCGGAATGGCGGGTATTCGTAATGTTGTCGGTATGGTAATGAACCCCCTGGCAGCATTACGGGGCGGACTATTCGCCGCCGGTGGCGTGCTGCGCTTCCTGGTGACCGGCCCGCTGGCATTACTTCGCGTTGCGCTTTATGGGATTTCTGGCCTGCTGGGCGCGCTGCTAAGCCCGATAGGGCTGGTTGTGGCTGCGCTGGCTGGTGTGGCGCTGGTTGTCTGGAAATACTGGCAGCCTATCAGCGCATTTCTGGGTGGCGTGGTGGAGGGGTTTAAAGCCGCCGCAGGGCCAATCAGTGAAGCGTTTGAGCCCCTGCGCCCGGTGTTCGAGTGGATTGGCGATAAGGTCAGGGCACTCTGGGGGTGGTTCAGCGACCTGCTGACACCGGTCAAATCCACGGCAGCCGAACTGAATAACGCGGCCTCTATGGGACGGCGGTTCGGTGAGGCCCTGGCCGAAGGCCTGAACATGGTCATGCACCCGCTTGATTCGCTTAAATCTGGCGTGTCGTGGCTGCTTGAAAAACTCGGCATCGTCAGCAAAGAAGCGGCAAAGGCGAAGCTGCCGGAGCAGGTGGTGAAGCAGCAGCCTCCCACGGTGAACAGCGACGGGAAAGTGGTGCTGCCGCCTGGCGGCTTCCCCATGATGGGGTTTGCTGGCATGTATGACGACGGCGGCACCATCCCGCGCGGCCAGTTTGGCATAGTCGGAGAGAATGGCCCCGAAATCGTCAACGGTCCGGCAAACGTGACCAGCAGGCGGCGCACGGCGGCGCTGGCTTCGGTTGTGGCCGGAACCCTGGGCACGGCGGCGGCACCTGCAGAAGCTGCACCCCTGCATCCGTTCAGCCTTCCCGCCATGGCATACCAACAGAGCCAGCCTGCGAAGGCGGACCGTGCACCTGCAGTGATGCACTTTGAGACGCACGCGCCGATCACGATTTATGCGCAGCCAGGGCAGAACCCGCAGGATATTGCGCGTGAAGTTGCCCGCCAGCTCGACGAGCGCGAACGCCGCACCCGCGCGAAGGCGCGCAGCAACTACAGTGACCAGGGGGGATATGACGCATGATGATGGTGCTGGGGTTATACGTTTTCATGCTGCGCACGGTGCCGTATCAGGAGCTGCAGTATCAGCGCAGCTGGCGGCACGCGGTTAACAGCCGCGTTAATCGCCGCCCGTCAACGCAGTTTCTTGGCCCGGACAACGACTCGCTGACGCTTTCCGGCGTGCTTCTGCCGGAAATCACCGGCGGCAGGCTGTCCCTGCTGGCGCTGGAGCAGATGGCAGAGCAGGGCAAGGCATGGCCCCTGATTGAGGGCAGCGGGACGATTTACGGCATGTTTGTGATCGAGAGCCTGAGCCAGACAAAGACGGAGTTTTTCGAAAGCGGCACGCCGCGGCGTATTGAGTTCACGCTGACGCTTAAGCGGGTGGATGAATCGCTGTCTGATATGTTCGGCAGCCTGAGTGACCAGCTCAGCAACCTGAAAGACACCGCAACGTCTGCGATAGGGGATATTCAGAATACGGTTGGAGGGCTGCTGCAGTGAATTTTAATTCTGAACTCCTGAGCCTGTACGGCAAAAGCCCGGGCTTCAGTATTGTGATCGAAGGCAAGGACGTTACAACCGTGCTGGATAACCGCCTGATGGGCGTGACGCTCACTGACAACCGGGGCTTTGAAGCGGACCAGCTTGATCTGGAACTGGACGACGCGGACGGGCAGATTGTCCTGCCGCGTCGCGGTGCGGTCATTCAGTTTGCGCTGGGGTGGGAAGGGCAGCCGCTTTTCCCTAAAGGCTCGTTTACGGTGGATGAAATTGAGCACAGCGGCGCACCTGATCGCCTCACCATTCGTGCCCGAAGTGCTGATTTCCGCGCAACCCTGAATATCCGCCGTGAAAAGTCCTGGCATCAGACAACCGTGGGGGAGGTTGTCAGGGAAATCGCGGCCCGCCACAACCTGAAAATAGCTATCGGGCAGGACCTGGCTGACCGGCCGCTGGATCACCTGGACCAGACAAACGAAAGTGACGCGAGTTTTCTGATGAAACTGGCGCGGCAGTACGGGGCTATAGCATCCGTCAAAGACGGCAACCTGCTGTTCATCCGGCAGGGCCAGGGGCGAACGGCAAGCGGCAAGCCGTTGCCGGTGGTGACCATCACACGGAAGGAGGGTGACGGCCATCGCTTTACCCTGGCAGACCGTGGCGCTTATACGGGCGTAATTGCCAGCTGGCTGCACACCCGGGAGCCAAAAAAGAAAGAAGTGACGAAAGTTAAGCGCCGGCGGCGTAAGAAAACCGCGAAACCAAAGGAGCCGGAGGCAAAGCAGGGGGACTACCTGGTGGGAACGGATGAAAACGTGCTGGTACTTAACCGGACCTATGCAAACAGGGCTAACGCTGAGCGTGCTGCAAAGATGCAGTGGGAACGGCTGCAGCGCGGGGTGGCGTCATTCTCGCTGCAGCTCGCAGAGGGCCGGGCCGATCTCTATACGGAAATGCCGGTTAAGGTCAGCGGCTTTAAACAGCCAATAGATGATGCGGAATGGACCATAACCACGTTGACCCACACTATCGGCCCTGATAACGGCTTTGTTACCAGCCTTGAGCTTGAAGTGAAAATAGATGATCTCGAAATGGAATGATCGGTTCTCATTATTGAATAATGGTGTATCATTATTGCGATATCAGCAAAGGTGAGAGGGTAACTATAATGATGAACTGCCCATTATGCGGACTGGCAGCACATACCCGCAGCAGTTTTCAGGTGTCCAGCGAAACAAAGGAACGCTATAACCAGTGCACTAATATCGAGTGCGGCCATACATTCGTAACGCATGAAACATTTGTTCGCTCAGTGTGCCGCCCTCAAAAAATCAGCGCAGCCCCACCTCACCCAAAAGGCATGCAGGAACAATTTGCATACTAA